ATGAAGATGCAACTGAGATTGAAACATTTTTAGAAGCAAGAAAAGTTGATGGAGCATCTTTTGATTGGTCGCCTCCAGATTCATCAACTACTTTTAAATGGGTATGTCCGTCTTTTACTAAAGAAGTATTTAGTTTTGATAGAAACAGAATAAATGCAACATTTACACAAGTATTTGAACCCTAATGGCAAATCCTATATCTGAAACCCAATCAATAAATCCTGGGTCATTGATTGAGTTGTTTGAACTAACAACAGATGCAGCTTTACATGGATCTGCAACTACATATAGATTTCACGCTGGTACAAATGAAATAAATAACGGAAATATTATTTGGGATGGAAATACTTATATTGCAATACCACTAGAAGCAGATGGTTTTAAATATGCAAATGGTCAGTTACCTCGACCTACATTAACAATCAGTAATGTTACTAATGTAATTACAGCAATCTTATTGAATGTAAATCAAGTAACTCCAGGAAATGATCTTACTGGTGCGATAGTGAAAAGAAGGACAACTTTAGCTAGATTTTTGGATGCTGCAAACTTTGATCCTGTAGCGACAACAACTACAACAACTACTACTGTAGCTGATCCTTCTGACGCTGAAACTGTCACATATACTGTCACAGTAGTTCAAGATTCTGGTGGTAACAATGTTTTTGCTTTGAATGGGGTTCAAAAACCAGTAATAACGATGAAACGTGGATCAACTTATATTTTTAATCAGGAAGATTCAAGCAATACAAATCATCAACTTGCTTTTAAATCAGACAGTGGTGGTTCTTATACAACTGGAGTAACGAACACAGGAACTTATGCTGGACAGACGAATTATATTACAACTTTTCAACCACCATACCCTGACGCACCAAGCGATTTGAGATATTACTGCACAAGTCATGGTAATGGCATGGGTAATACGATCACTATGAATAATCCAAATACGATCCAACAAACAACATCTTCGACTACCACAAGTCAATCAAATCCTTATGGAACACCAGATCCTACGGCAGAATATCCGCAGGAAATTTACAAAATAGATAGAAAATCAGCAGAAAATAGAGCAGTAGTTCAATTTGAATTAGCTGCTTCATTTGATCTAGCAAATATAAGAATACCTTTGAGAGTTTGCACTAAAGAGTTATTTCCTTCTATTGGTACGTTTATGCCATGAGTGATTGGAAAGAAGCTGCTCTTAGCCATGCAAAGGTCGAAGACCCAAAAGAATGTTGCGGTTTATTATTAAATGTAAAAGGAAAGGAAACTTACTATCCTTGCCGTAATTTATCCATGACCAATCATCAGTGCTTCATCCTTGATCCAGAAGATTATGTTAGGGCAGATAATACAGGAGAGATAACAGCTATTGTTCATAGTCATCCAATCACACCCCCAACTCCTAGTCAGGCAGACTTAGTTAGTTGTGAGAAATCAAATCTGCCTTGGCATATTGTCAATCCAAAAACAGAACAATGGAGTTACTGTGAACCTAGAGGATATAAAGCCCCTTTGATAGGAAGAGAATGGGTTTGGGGTGTTACAGATTGTTGGTCATTAGTTAGAGATTGGTATAAGGAAGAAAAAAATATTGAACTTAGAGACTGGAAACGACCCACAACACCAGAAGAATTTATTAAAGATCCTATGTTTGAAAGATGTGCTGAAGCTACAGGTTTCAGAGAATTAAAACCAGATGAGAAACTTGAGAATGGCGATCTATTATTTATGTCTATACTCGATGCTGGTTTAAATCATGTGGCTATTTTTATAGATGGAGATGTCTTGCATCATTTTTCTAGTAGACTAAGTTGTAAAGAACCATACTCACCTTGGTTACTAAAATGTACAGGCAAGAGGTTGCGTTATGTTGCGTAAATTAAAATTAAGAAATAACTTTCCAGAAGTTGAATCTTACATGAATCCTAAATATTATCAGGTAAAAATTGGTGATTATGAAATTAATAAAGATGAATTAAATTTTCCGATAGGACAGCAAGATATTCATATTATTCCTGTTATCAGTGGTGCTGGTGGGGATACTTTCAATAGTATTTTGATAGGAGGATTATTGATTGGTGCATCATTCTTTTTCCCAGGTGCAGGATTATTTGGTACTCAAAGTTTTAGTGGAGCTTTAGCTGCTGGCTCTCAATCAGCCATACCTTTTGTAGGAGCTACTGGAGTAGCTGGAGGAACAGTAGGAACTCTTATAGGTACAGGTTTAAGTGCGATTGGTGCTGGCTTAGTATTACAAGGTGTAGGTAATATGCTGTATCCAACCCAAGATATTGGTTTTGAAGATAACCCACAAATATCATTTAATTTCGCTGGTACGCAAAACACAGCAAGGGCTGGTACTCCAGTTCCTATTGTTTATGGTGAAATATTTACAGGGTCAGTTGTTATAAGTGGTGATATAGATACAGAAGCGGTACAGGTATGATTGAAGATAACAAGTTTATTGCTGGATCTGGCGGTGGCGGTAAAGGCGGTGGTGGTGATCCACCGACTATTGCTGAAGATAATTTACACAGTAAACAATTTGCGACTTTACTTGATCTTATTTCTGAAGGTGAAATAGAAGGTTTTTCTAGCCCATCAAAAGAAGGCAGAACTAAAGGTACTACTGCCTATCTTAATGCTGCTAAAAAAGATATTTTCTTAGACGATACTCCTATTTTATCTTCTACGGCTGACTCAACTAACCCACAAGATGTTGATTTTAACCATCAAAACGTAGATCTTGACATTCGTTTTGGTACGAATCCTCAAACTAAGATGTCAAAGGTTTCGGGAAGTGCCTCTCTCTTTACTGTAGGAGTAAATGTTGAGAATGGTACACCAATAACAAGACAACTTACTAACAATAGTGATTTAGATGCAGTAAAAATAACTGTTACTGTTCCTGTATTGCAGATCATTGAAAATGATGGAGACATAGTAGGAAATCAAGTTAGTTTTGATATTCAACTTCAGTACAATGGCGGTGGTTTCACTACAGTTCATTCTGACACTATTAGGGGTAGAACAGCAGATGCTTATAACAGAGAATATAGAATTGCACTTACTGGTGCTCATCCTGTAGATGTTCGTTTAGTAAAAACAACAGATAATAGTACGGATAGAAATTTTAGAGACTTAGTTTGGCAATCTTACTCAGAATTAGAAGATGATACAAGCACATACCCTGACAGTGCTTTTACAAGACTTCGTTTAGATTCAGAATTTTTTAGCAGGATTCCTGGCAGAAAATTTAAAGTTAGAGGAGTAAAAGTAAGGATTCCAGGTGCAGGAGCTAATTCATCTGGCACTCCAACTGTAGACTTACAAACTGGAAGAGTAGTTTATCCTAATGGTTATATTTTTAATGGTGTAATGGGTGCTGCTCAATGGACAACGTGTCCTGCAATGATACTTCTTGATTTACTTACTAACAC